GATTGGTGTTAAAAATGGGGTGAGTGTCGTGTGGGTAGAGTGTGGAATAAAAAACGAGAATGTCTATAGATTTACTAGATAATAAATAAAACTGATTAATACAATCAATTAAACTGATGAATAATTATGAGAACGATTATCATTTAAGGTAGTATGGTATACCCTTGTTTGGTCGATGTATTGGGGAGTGGAGTTAATTCTTTGATGTGGATAGATACCCCCCCCTAGTGGCAAATCTGTGTGCGCGATAAATAGAATTAGTCCATCGTAAAAATATTACAAAAAATACCAAACAGCATAAACGACATAACCGTTACTTTAAGCTTAATAGTGTTAAAGTTCCTTAAAGGATTTATCATGAAACTATATTCATTGAAAGATATATCAAGTACATACGGTATATCTGTGTCAATGCTAAAGAAGCTAATATATAGTGGACATATAGAGCATATTCGTATTGGAGTCAAGTACTTTCTTACTGAAGAGATGATAGATACCTACATCGAAAAGAATAGGAGCAAGAATGTTTAAGTGTGAATTTTGTGATAAAGAACTGAAGAGTAAGGCTGGATTGGTTAGACATGAGAAGTCTTGCAACGGTAAAGTAGTTGAGTTAGAGTTATGTTCTGATGATAACGACTACTATCAAGGACACCCTAGAAGACTGATAAAGCTTGAAGGTATGCTAACTAGGACTACTGACGAGAATGAAAGAATCAAGATAATTAAACTCATCTTGGAACTACGTAATGAAAATAGCTAATCATGTACTAAAGAAACTTCCTAAGGTAGCAGAGAATGATGAGGGTATGAGTCAAATGGACTATGTTCATTCTGTTCTTGGTGGTATGAATAAACTAGAAGCATTCAAACATCACTTCCCTGATAAGATTAAAGAAGCTAGAGATATCTCTAAAGATGATAAGATGTTTGCAATCAATATCAAGAAGATGCTTGGTACCCTTGAGAGAAAGAACACAGTCAAGAAGATGTATGAGCTAGCACACAAGCACGCATGGACAGACTTCCTTGCAAAGAAACATAGACTGTACGATAATCTGTACGGCATGGCTATGGACGAGAACAATAGTGTTCGGGATAGGATATCCTCAACTAAGGTTCTTATGGATCATATGCCAAAGTTTGAAGAGGATAAGACATTGACTATAGAAGTTAAAGACAATAAAGCAGAGTTTGTAGATAGACTTAGAGAGATGCAGATAGCACTACATAAGCAGGCTAATGGTGATGCAGATGTAATTGAAGCAGAGATTGATGACAAGTAATCCAGACGATATATTCAAAACTCCATTCTGGGCTAACGATAAAGGATACAGAGCTATTAATGCTGTATCAAACAGAGCTAAGGCTGAAGCAATCATGTTGTTTGGTCAAACATACTTCAAGGAACACTTCCCTAGTAAGCACCCTACAATACACACAGATATGTTGGCTCTAATGAATAGCACCAGTAGACTCAAGGCAGTAGCATTCCCAAGAGGTCATGCTAAGAGTACTGTTATTACCTTTTTGTTGGTACTTTACAGAATGATGTTTAGAGAACGAAAGTTTATAGTTATTGTATCTGAGTCTGAAGACAAAGCTAAAGACTTCGTTGTAAGGATTAGAGATGAACTTGAATTTAATCGTAGGCTAATATCTGATTTTTCTGATGATGGCAAATTTAAGACAACCGATTGGGCTAAGACTGACTTTACAACATCTACAGGAATAAGAGTAGTTGCTAAGGGTGCAGGTCAATCATTAAGAGGATTGGTTCATCAAGAAACAAGACCAGATATGATAGTATTGGACGATATTGAAACTAATGAAACGGCAGGTACAGATACAGTTGTCAACTTTATACTCACTGATGTTATTCCTTCTGCGAATCGTGCTGGTACTTACGATGTTTGTTATGTTGGTACAATTATTCGTGATATGGCAGCTCTACATAGGATGCTTATCTCACCTCAATGGACTTCTGCAAAATACGAGTGTATAGACGAGAATGATCAAATGATAGCTCCAATGCTATTGCCAAGAAAAGAGTATGAGTCACAGAAAGCTATGTATAAAGATCTTGGTAAGATGAGTATCTTCTATGCAGAGAACCACAATAACCCTATGGTTGCAGATGATGAGCTAACCTTTAAGCAGGATTATTTTCAGTATGTTGGCAATGAACCTGAAGGGTGTAACTACTATATAGCATATGACCCTGCAATGCCTCCTAGTGGTAGGACAAAAATAAAGAAAGTGGATAGAAGTGCAATCATTGTACTTGCAACAGATGCTAATGAAAACTGGTATGTTGTTAAGGTGTTTGCAAACAGAGATACACCATCAGACAATAGAAAGTTATTGATAAACCTTATGAAGAAGTATAAGCCTAGTGTTGCATGGATGGAAACTATAGCAGCTCAAAGAGCTATGTATATGGAAATAAAAGATTTTATGAAACTAAATAATGTTAAGATTCCATTCAGAGAGATACCTAGTCACTCTGGAAGCAAAGAAGGACGTATAGAACAACTTCAACCATTGTATGAGTCTGGTAGAATTTACCACATCAAAGGCAAAGAAGTAGATGAACTCGAAAGAGAACTAATGCTATTTGGTAGAACTCCACACGATGACAGAAGTGATTGCTTAAGCTTTTTTATTGGGAAGGTAAAGTACCCTAGACTGCAGGTAGCAATGCGTAAAGAGGTATATGATCCTTGGAGTAAATACTTTGAAGGAACAAAAACAGCAGATTGGAAGATAGTTTAGTTTAAGTTTAAATATATTATGATTAGCAATTAAGAAAGGTAATAAATGACTGAAATCGATAAAAAAGCAAGCGAACTTAGCAAAGACACGATACTTCATACGTTGGAAAGATGGTTTTCAGATGATAGCTCTTGGGATAATCCATATCGTGAAAAAGCTACAATGTGGTATCAATTTTATCATGGCACTCAATGGACTTCTGATGAAGTGCAAGCATTGCAAGAAAGAGGTCAAGCTGTACTTACCTTCAACCACATTAAGCCTGCAATAGATTCAATTATTGGTTCAGAGAGACAAAACAGACCAAAGATAACGATGGCTGGTAGGACTCCAGACGATCAACAAATCTCTGACGTAAAGACATCACTTTACAACTATATTACCTACAACACAAACAGTGATGATGAAGTCGATAAGATGGAGAAAGATGCATTCATTGCAGGTAGAGGTTGGCTATATGTATTCCCAGAGATGGAGAACGGTGATTTTACAGACCTAAGACATGAGTATGTAGACTACAGAGATATGTTTATTGATGCTATGTCTAAGAGAGACGATTTATCGGACTGTAGAAGACTTCACAGAGCAGTGTTTACAGATGAAGACATCATTAAGCAATCATTCCCTAAATACATGGGCTCAACAGGAGAACCTTCTGGATTTGCAGGTTCATCTGAAGACGATATGTGGTACGAGAAAGGGAATAGAAATAGACCTAGACTAATTAACTCTTGGTATCGAGATGAAAAAGGTCAAATTGTTACTGTTGTTTGGGTTAAGGGTCAAGTGTTGTATTTCAAGAAAGAACCATACTCTTTAGACAAGTATCCATTCGTACAATACACACTTGAAAGAGATATTAACAATACCCCATATGGGTTAGTTAGAGGAATGGTTGATGCTCAGACTGAAGTAAACAAAAGACACTCTAAAGCATTGCACTACCTAAATGCTAAACAGGTGCTGGCAGAAGAGAATGCATTCGTAGACTGGAATGAGGCCAAGAAGACATTAGCAAGACCTGATGGTATCACAAAGCTTACAGACGGTGCATTAGCTGCTGGTATGGTACAGATTGTTGACACAGCAGGATTAGCTGCTACACATACACAGTTACTAGAGTTTGCAAAAGCAGAGATACTTAGTGTTGCTGGTATAAATGGAGCATTTGTAGGTCAAGGTGGCAAGTATGATAGTGCCAAGAAGACTGGTATGGCAATAGCTCAAACTCAGACTACATTAGTACCTGCATTGAATAAGCTTAGAATAGCTAGACATGATTTAGCAGAGATTACTATGAAGCTAGTACCTGATTTCTATACAGATGAGAGAATGATTAGAATCTTGCAACCAAATGGTGCTTATGCATTTATGCCCGTGAATCAGAATGTTCTTCTTGATGATGGCACAATAGCCAAGATGAATGATATTACCAACCAAGATGTAGATATTATTATTGAAGATGCACCTAGAGGTCTAAATGAGCGAGAAGAGCAGTTTATGCAACTAATGCAGATTCAAGGTCAAACATCAAGACCTATTCCAATGGAGATACTGCTTAGATATTCTTCAATTAGAAATAAGCATGAGTTGTCTAATGAACTTCAGCAACACTATGGCATGGAAGGTCAATTACAGCAAGCACAAGGCTATATTGAGCAACTACAGCAGCAAATACAACAACTTGGTGGTCAAGTACAACAACAACAATCACAAATTGTTCAAGTCCAAACTGCTAGACAAGTTGAAAAAGAAGTTAACAAACAAAAAGAACAAATGGGAGCTATGTATGGGATGTAAGTCTAAAGGCAAGAAGCCTAAGAAGTAGTACTACTCAAGCTGGAGTCTAAACGCAGCACATCTATTACAGGAGGATGTAAAATGTCTAATAATTTAGATTATATTCAAGAGCTTGGTATTGGCTCGGATGATGCTACCCAATCGGATGCTGAAACAAATGATACTGGGGATATTGTACAAGATTCTAGCACAGAGGAATCAGAGGTGAGCACTGGTGGGAATACAGAACCCGATATTAGTGTAGAATTAAGAAAACAAATTGAAGGCTTAGAAAAAAGAATTAGTGATAAAGATGAATACATCAATACGCTAAGAGAACAGTCTAAAGCTAGAGAGGAAGATTCTTACGGTGATAATGATGATACAGATCAAGTTGATGACTTCTGGGAGAATCCAGAGAAAGTTATTCAAGATATGAAAGAAACTATGAGAATACAACAGATGCAAATCGTGGAAGCACAATATGCAAACACTGTTGAAAACTATTGGAAAACTGTTAACCAAAAGGACTTGCAAGAAGCTGTTGCATTAGATCCTGAGTTTAGCAAACAATTCAATGATAGTAACGAACCCTTTAGGGTTGCATATGAGTATCTAAGCAAAAAGACTTCAAGTAAAGCTGAAGAACAATCTGCTCTTGAAAAAAGCATTAGAGACAAAATCTTAAAAGAGATGGGTCTTGATAAGCCTAAGAAAGACGGTATGCCAAACATGGGTAAAATGGGTGGAAGTGCTGGAACTAAGGCTGATGCTAATGAAGACGGATTTGCAGCTGTATTTGGTCAATAAATAATTTAAGGAAAATACAATGGCATCAACTTCGATAGCTACATCTCACAACTTAACGTTGGAGCAATGGCAAGCAAAACTATATGAGACATACCAAGAAAAAACATTCTTTGGTAGATTTAAAGGTGTGGATGAAAATTCACCAATTCAAGTAAAAAGAGATCTTTCTAAATCTAAAGGTGATGCAATTACTTTTGGTCTAGCTGGTACATTATCTGGTTCGGGTGTTGCTGGTAACAGCCCACTATCTTATACTGGTACAAACGGTGTAGGTGCTGGTAACGAAGAAGCAATGACTTTCTACGATCAAAAAATCGTAATCGACCAAATCAGAAACGGTGTAAGAATTGCTGGTAAAATGGACGAGCAAAGAGTAGCATTCGACTTGAGAAACCAAGCTAAAATGCAACTTACTGAGTGGATGGCAAGAAATGAAGATGCAGCAATCTTTACTGCAATCAACACTGCTGACACTATTGATATTTCTGGTACTCACACTGCACTTACTTTAGATGCAATCGTAGACATGAAAAAAGAAGCTATGTTCCCAAGTGGTTCAACTAAGAAAATCAGACCTATCTCAACTAAAGATGGTGAAGAAGTATTTGTTCTTGGTGTAAACCCTACTGATGCAGCAAATCTTAAGAAGTCTGATGATTACAAAACTATCTATGCTAATGCTGGTATGAGAGGTGAAGGCAACAGACTATTTACAGGTGCTATTGGATACTATAATGGTGTAGTTATCCATGAACATTCTGGATTTGTAGCTGGTGCTCCAGTTCTTATGGGTGCTCAAGCAGCATTCCTTGCATACTCAAACGAAGTTCTTTATGGCGAAGAGACATTTGATTACGATAACCAAAATGGTTTCATGATCGGTTCTATTCGTGGTGTTGAACTTGCAGTATTTAATGACGGTGTCTCGAATAGTGGCAGTCATGGTGCCGTTAAGTTTGACATAACTGCGTAACAGTATCCCACCATTAAGGTAGGATAAAGTCACACCATAGTATAATTCTTGTATCCACATCGGATACAGGAGTTGCAAATGGCAGCAAAAGACATAACACTAGAGATAGTCAAGAGATGGTTTACGTACAATAAAGAGACTGGTAAACTAACTAGGATAGACCGACCATATAAATCAACAGCACCACTAGGTGAGGTTAAATGTACACCAAACACAAAAGGCTATCATGTTGTAAGGGTATTTATACCAAACACAGGGAATAGCGAAAAGGGATTCGCTCATAGAATAGCATACATGCTTGAGAGTAATTCTGAAATACCAGAAGGAATGCAGATTGACCATATAAATGGCAATAGGTCTGATAACAGATGGGCTAATTTACGACTTGTAACTATTGGCGAAAACCAAAAGAACAAAAAGAGATATATAAATAATATGTCAGGAGTTTCTGGTATAGTATGGTGTAGATATAACTTTTGGTGGGAGATATATGTTGCCAATAAATATATTGGCAAAAGTGAAGATTTTTCACAAGCAAGAAAAATCAGAGAAGAAGGTTTGAGGAAAGAAAATTTCCACAAGAATCACGGAAGGTAACACTTCCACTCAAAGGAACAAAATGACAGTCTTAGAACTATTTAACCAAGCTAAAGACACACTACAAGACACAGATGGCAATTACTGGTCTGAATCAGAACTTCTTGATTACTACAACAGTGGAGTTAGAACACTTGCAGCTGAAAGACTTGAGAGTCCAAAAACCAAAGTATTAAACTTAGTAGGAAGTATTAATGAATATACTATTGATGGTGTATTGAGATAT